GACTGCCACCAAGATTTTTCAGGCCGTTAGAGACTACAGACCCATCAGTGTTGGTATTGAAAAAGGAATAGCAAAGCAGGCTGTAATGTCTCCTCTAAGCGATCTAATGAAACGCTACGGGCAGTTCTTTAGAGTCGAGGAGTTGACCCACGGAAACCGGAAGAAAACTGACAGGGTGATGTGGGCATTACAAGGACGGTTTGAGAACGGGTACGTTACCTTAAACAAAGGAGAGTGGAACAACAGATTCTTAGATCAACTGTTTCAGTTCCCAGACGCGCTAACACACGATGACTTGGTTGACGCCTTAGCGTACATAGATCAGTTAGCACAGGTAGCGTACGACTACGACTACGAAATTGACGACCACGAAATACTAGATGTAATAGCAGGATACTAAATGAGAGTTTTCAGACCTTTCAATACCTACGGAATATACGCAATCAGTGCTGTAGTGTTTTTTACACTAGGGTACTCCGTTGCTGTAATTTAAGGAACCTAAAATGGCAGAAGATATTTATAGCCCAGACCCACTAATGATCCAAGAGTCCTTGGAAGAGTGGGTAATGACCAAGTGTGAAAACTGGCGAGACTACTACGAATCAAACTACGAAGAAAGATTCGAGGAGTACTATCGTTTGTGGCGGGGTCAGTGGGACCCAAACGATTCTCAACGAGGTTCAGAGCGTTCTCGCATTATTTCACCTGCCTTGCAACAAGCCGTAGAGTCTAACGTTGCAGAACTAGAAGAAGCTACGTTTGGACGTGGTAAGTTTTTTGATATTACTGACGATGTAAACGACAAAGAACGTCAGGACATTACTTATTTACGTAAAAAACTGACTGAAGACTTTGAAGCCTGTAAAATCCGTAAGGCTGTTGCAGAGTGCTTGATTAACGCCGCTGTGTTTGGTACAGGCGTTGGTGAGGTTGTACTAGAAGAAATTAAAGAGATGGCTCCGGCTACTCAGCCTATCATGGACGGTCAGTTGACTGCTGTAGGCGTCAACGTCAAGGACCGTGTGGTTGTAAAGCTGAAGCCTGTGCTACCGCAGAATTTTCTGATAGACCCTGTGGCAACCTCAGTTGAGGACGCTTACGGTGTTGCTATCGACGAGTTTGTGTCTAAACACTCTGTAGAACTTTTACAGGAGCAGGGCGTGTACCGTGAGGGTTACGTCGAAGCTGCTGCTGCTGACACAGACCTAGAGCCGGACCAAGACTTAACGATCTACAACGACGACAAAGTACGTCTAACAAAGTACTACGGACTCGTGCCTCGTGAACTTCTTGAAGCTGAAGACGTAGAGGTCGAGGGCGACTCTATGTACGTTGAGGCAATCGTTGTAATCGCTAACGGCGGTACGTTGTTAAAAGCTGAAGCCAACCCGTACATGATGAAAGATCGTCCTGTCGTCGCGTTCCCTTGGGACGTAGTTCCCGGACGGTTCTGGGGTCGTGGTGTTTGTGAGAAGGGCTATAACAGCCAGAAGGCGCTTGATACAGAGCTTCGCGCGCGTATTGATGCCCTGAGCCTCACAATACACCCGATGCTCGCTGTGGACGCTACACGGCTTCCTAGAGGCGCTAAACCAGAAGTCCGCCCCGGCAAGATGATCCTAACTAACGGAGATCCTCGTGAAGTACTACAGCCGTTTAATTTTGGACAAGTTGGACAAATCACATTTGCACAAGCTCAAGCCTTGCAAAACATGGTCCAGCAGGCTACAGGAGCGGTTGATTCAGCGGGAATCTCTGGCAGTGTTAACGGTGAAGCTACTGCCGCTGGCATTAGTATGTCTCTTGGGGCTATCATTAAACGACACAAGCGCACCCTGATTAACTTCCAGCAGTCTTTCCTGTTGCCGTTTGTAACCAAGGCAGCACATCGTTATATGCAGTTTGACCCTGAGAACTATCCTGTAGCGGACTACAAGTTTACTGCTACAAGTACCCTTGGGATTATCGCTAGGGAATACGAGGTTACGCAGTTGGTGCAGCTCTTGCAGACTATGAAGCAAGATAGCCCACTGTACCCTGTGTTGATCCAGAGCATTATTGATAACATGAATTTGTCTAACCGTGAAGAGCTTATTGCAGCACTGTCTCAAGCAGGTCAGCCTAACCCACAAGCACAACAAATGGCTATGCAGGCACAACAGGCTCAGATTCAGTTCCAGCAGAGTCAAACAGCAGCGCTTGCTGGACAAGCAGCAGAATCTCAAGCTAGAGCACAGAAGCTGGCTGTAGAAACACAGCTTATGCCTCAGGAGCTAGAAATTGATATTCTTGAAGCAGTTACCAAAAACATGAAAGAAGGAGATGCTGACGACAAAGAGTTTGACAGACGACTAAAAGTTGCAGATAGATATCTCAAAGAACTACAGATACAGGGCAAAACTCCAAATGTTAATGACACAAACAGAAATGAACAACCTCCTCAAACAGGTCAACGAAGCATTCAAGGACCTCAAGGACCAGATAGAGAGCTTACGCTCCCAGATCAACGAGTTGGAGGGCAAGGTTAATGCCCAAGAAAAAAGACCCAAGGCTGGAGCGAGCAGGAGTAAGCGGGTACAACAAGCCGAAGCGGACGCCTAATCACCCTAAGAAAAGCCACGTAGTTGTTGCTAAGGAAGGCGACAAAGTTAAAACTATTCGGTTTGGTGAGCAAGGCGCCAAGACAGCAGGAAAACCAAAGGCTGGTGAGTCAGACCGTATGAAAAAGAAACGGGCGTCATTTAAAGCTAGACACCGACGCAACATTAGCAAAGGCAAAATGTCTGCAGCTTACTGGGCAGATAAAGTTAAATGGTAACAGAAGTACAACCTGTTAGTTCTGTACCTACGCAGTACACAGAGCGTCACGTAACTTACAAAGTATGGGACGGTCAGTTAGTTGAAGGCACAGAAAAAGTTAGAGCTACAACAACAGATGTTACCGTGTACGACCACGACGGTCACGTAACTACAAACTCTAAAGTTTACACAAGTGAGTACTACGCATGAAAGTTCCTGCACCTAAAGGTTACCACTGGATGAAAAGCGGTAACAACTACAAGCTAATGAAAGACCCTACTGACGGATACAAGCCGCACAAGGGTGCGTCTAAGTCTGCTAACTTTGAAGTTCAAAAAGCCCACAAAAAGTAAGGAGATAGTTATGTTTGGATATATGTCTACAAAGCCCAAGAAGAAGAAAAGAAAAAAGCCGGTTAAAAAGTAATGCCGGCCAAAAAGAAAGCCAAGTCAAAAAATAAAAAGAGCACTATTCCCAGCAACGTAAAAAATAAAGCTCTTTATGCTAGAGTTAAAGCAGAGGCTAAACGCAAGTTTGATGTTTACCCTAGTGCGTACGCTAATGCGTGGCTAGTTAAAACATACAAAAAACGTGGTGGTACTTATGCCTAAGTCTAAGGGCGGTTTAACCAAATGGTTTAAAGAAGATTGGGTTGACATAAAGACCGGAAAAAAGTGTGGCCGTAAAAAAGCCAAAGGGTCTAAGCGTCCTTACCCAGCCTGCAGGCCAAAAGCGGTAGCCGCCAAGATGACCAAAGCAGAGAAAGAGGCAGCAAAGCGCAAAAAAACAGGACCAAAAGCCATTAAGTACGCTGTTACTGCCTCAGGCAAAAGGAGAAAAACTACCAAAAAGAAAAAATAGTGCTTGACAAAGTACTAAAAGTATGATATAATATACAGTATACTTAGGTATATCTTTATAAACAGAGACAACCGATGAGGCCTCAAGTGGACCAAGAAACACAGCAGTACTACGATAATTACTTCACCCTGTTTTCTACTAATGGTTGGAAACAGCTAACTGAAGAACTTCAACAAAATGCTTTAGTGATTAACAGTGTAGAAGCGACTAAAGATGAGAATGACTTGTATGTACGTAAAGGACAAATTAACGTCTTAGCATACATCCTTAATTTAGAGTCTACTACTAATACTAATTACGAAGAGCTTAACAAGGCTAATGATTAAAGTATTTGACTTCCGTTGTACTAACGGACACGTATTTGAAGAATTTGTAGATCAAAACGTCACAACCCAAAGGTGCGGATGTGGCGCTAATGCTACAAAGATCGTTTCAGCAACACAGTGTATACTCGACGGCTCTACTGGTGACTTCCCCGGAAGACACATGAAGTGGGTACGAGAACACGAAGAAGCTGGGCGTAGAGGAAGGGAAGCTCAACGAGAGGAGAGTCAATCCCGATAATAATCTCCATAACCTAAAAAGGCGGGGTAATTTTAGTGATGTCAAGAGCGACAATTATTGATGAGCGTCCAGAAGAGGAGCTTGAAACAACAGACCAACTCGACACGCAAGATACGATAGAGACTCCTCAAGAAGAGGAACAACCTCAAGAATCTTTTGTTCCAGAAAAGTACCAAGGTAAGTCTGTAGAAGAACTTGTGCAGATGCACCAAGAGCTAGAGAAGTTTTCTGGCAAGCAGAGTACGGAAGTTGGCGAGTTACGTAAAGTTGTTGATAACTACATTCAGACAGAACTCTCAAACCAACAAGCACCTGAAGAACAGCAACATCAAGATGATACAGACTTTTTTATTGATCCTCAAACTGCTGTTAACAGAGCTATTGATAACCACCCAAAGATCAAAGAAGCAGAGGCTTACGCACAGCAAAATCGTCAACAGGCTACTCTTTCACAACTCAAGGCTAAACACCCTGACATGGAGAGTATCTTACAAGACAACAAATTTGCTGAGTGGATCAAGGGATCAAAGGTTAGAACTAAGCTGTTTGTAGAAGCAGACCAAGGGTACGATTATGACTCTGCTGACGAACTTTTTACGCTTTGGAAAGAACGTAATCAAGTGGTTCAGCAGACGGCTCAAGCTGAAAAAGCAGCCCGTAAGAGTGCCGTAAAGTCCGCAACTACAGGCAACGCTCGTGGTACAGCAGAAGGATCTCGTAGGAAAGTCTATCGTCGTGCTGACATTATTAAACTTATGAAAAACGACCCAGAGCGTTACAACGCTTTGTCAGACGAAATACTACAAGCATACGCAGAGGGTCGAGTTCGATAGCCTTAAAGGAGATTTATCATGGCTACAGCAACTTATCCCGGCGCGGCGGGTAATACCGCCCTAACAGAAGCGGCAACTTTTGTACCAGAAATCTGGTCCGACGAAATT